TTCAGAGCTGATTTTACTGTGGCAAAGTCTGACATAATGATATTGATTACATTTCATAGAATTATTTTTGAGAAGTGGGTAAACCAAAAATGGTCACCCACTTCTTTTTTTGCCTATTTATGCACTTGCCTCAAAAAATCCCATCTGACCATTCTTTGTTTTTAAATCCTTTGCTTCTATTTCCTCTATCAGGTCAGCGACCTCAACCCCAGTTAGATGATTTAGCAACCTTAAACTTGCTTTTTCACCAGCTGCCGCCTGCTTTGCCAACCTGGCGCCATCAAAGGTGATCCTGATTTCTGGCCCAGAACGCACAGCTGTTAATTTGCGAGGCCCACCATTTTGCAATTCTTCACGCATAGCGAAAAACTCCCTGACCAACGCTTTTTTGAACTCGCGCATGACAGGTGTATTTCGCATGTAGGTGAACAGCAAAGTGGTCTGCTGTTCGTTGAGAACTGCATACTCAGTATCGCTCCCACCATGCTTTCCAATGGCTCTTGGCTGGATTTCAAATCCAACGAAGCCGAATTCTGAGAGGTCATCGCGGTATTTCCGCACCAATTTGATCACCGTGGCATGCGGATTTTGCGTTCCGGACGCAATTTTAAGGCTTGTCGTCTTAGGTTCACTCTCTCTGATAAATACAATTTTACTCATGGCAAAGCTCCTTTAGTTGGAATTCAAGACCCATAATCATTGCTGCAAGCATCCGGCAGGCAATAGCGGTATTGCTGATCAAATTGTCGCGGTAGTCAAAATCCATCAGCACCGCATCCAAAACAGCGGTTAATCCTTCCGGCAGAAACAAAATTTGTTTTTCAATCGAATCTGGTTCGCCCGTCCGGTTTCTTTCGGCTTCTCGAATCAAGGAATTGGCGGTCATGGGTGAGGGGTGGCCTTTGACAAGGCGCAGGTTCGGTGCGGTTTGCATGGCTGTTCTCCGTTGGTTGGGGTTTATAACAGCCCCAATTGCGCTCTCAAACGCAAAAAGGGCGACCGTGCGGGTTGAGAGACCGGCACCAACGGAAACCGGCAGGCTCGAAAGCCTCCCGCACGGCCGCCCAGATAAACCAAAAGCAAGCCATGCTGTGGATACAAAAATACCACTGGAGTTCAAACAGTGGCGGTATCCGCCGTCAGTATTCGGGCTCTCAAACCCGGCTGCAGATTTTGCTGCAACGGGGAGAGCATGCCCCAAAGTGGAGTTTTTGTCAAGTAGTTGCAGTTTTTGCCTGCCTGTCTCAATCCAATGACTGTTCATTATGCCTCTTTTCCACCCCGTTCATCTTCTCTCATCACTTGGATTTCAAATCCGAGTGATCCATTACGCAGCAGCCAAAAGCCCCAAAAACTCAGCATGGGCCTTGTACAGCTCCAGTTCAGCGCGGAAAAAATCGACACAGGCCACCCGGAATTCAACGATCATTGCGTTGGCCATCAAATCACCCAGATGCTCTTCCGCTTTATTGTCGCAACGATCCATCAGATCTGGTCGTTGTGCCCGGCCAAAGTCTCTGGCTCCCTCGACCGCTGCGGAATATTTCATCTCCACCACCCCAGCCAGCTGGTCAAGTTTCTGCTTCAGATACTCCATGCACTCCTGTTCCGGCGTTGGCTGCTGTTTCATAAGATTTTCAGCTCCTCCACATAGCTGCGCACCGGCCCGCTGCTGCCGCCGAAATCATCTTCCGGTTGTTCCTGGCGCAGATAACCTTTGACCTCGATCAATTGGCCGTTTTCCGGCACATCAAGAAACTTTTCATCCTGCATCCATAGTTCCAGGCGCTCTTTCTCCTGGCCTTCACGCTCCAGATTCAGCAACAACCGCTGACCACCACGAGATTTACTGATAATGTCCACATCCCCCTTCAGGATAAATGCCGCCCGGGGATCGCTTGCGCGAGGTTCCCAGTGATACACGGTGTAGCTGGGATAAATCGTGTTTTTTTCATCCCAGTATTGGCCGTAAAACCCCTTGAAAAAGAACGGCTCCATCGGGTTGTTTTCCAGATGCGCCAAAAGCGGTTCAAAGCGTTCCGCTTTCCAGATCCGGCAGAACGCCCGCACCGATCCGCAGCGCTGCCCTGAAACATTCACCTGAAAATTGATAAATTCACTGTTTTGTGATGATTTGCGCTCAACCGAATCGACCATAACGCGCCCGAAGACGGTTCCCAGGTTGAAGTGTTTTTGGCTCATACGTCCACCCGCTCAAGCCGAAATAGAATCTCCTGATTCAACGAGCGCCGGTTACTGATAGCGGAGGTTTCAATCTGCTCCAGAATCAACTGATCTCGCTCATAAAATTTAATTTCAATCCTGCCGATCATATTGCTCGTTCTCGGTTCAGCAGGGGCGGCCGCTTGTGGTTTATCAGTCGCGTAGACTTTTGCCATGGCCTGATCCACCAGCCGCTTTCGATCCCCGGTTTTTTCTGCCCGGCTGGACTTCAACTCGTCACTCCGGTTGGCATCGTAGTGCTTTTTGCAAAAGCCTTTTGCCAGATGTTTTTCATTGCAACCCGCTACTGAACAGATTTTCATGGGTTTTTCCGGAAAGCCGCCTTGATTCATTTTTTTACCCTTTGGTTTTTCGATCATTTTGCCGACGCCGGCAAAGTGATCCGCGTTGACCTGATCAGTTTTGACCGGTCCAGCACAGCCCTTACAGCGCTGCGGGGTGTTTTCTTTGAATTTCTCACACGCAGCAGCTGTCATTTTTGTACTGTAACGTTCACAAAGAACCAGATTCATACCGTTGCCTTTTCCAGCAACTCAATATTGTCAGCAAAACAGAAAAACTCTTCCGGCTCAAATTGATCGTCGTCTGTTTCCAGCAGGTAAACCACCGGATCAGCGCAGCTTGCCACACCAAGCACCATGGCGGATGTTCCCTTGTCGATCCGGCAGCTATTTGCTGTCATGATATCTGTCGTGGTTTTGACCATTGTTCCTGATGAGATAAGCATTACACTGCCTCCCGCATTTTATTGATCATGTTATTCAAATCAGCAGCAATAACGGCTGGTAAATACTCTTTCTGTCTTACCTCTGCGGGGATAAATTGAGTGCTTTCAGGCCAGATTTCTTGGAGCTTGTTGACGGAAGATACGGAACTGACAACGCCGTTCAGTGTGCGTTTCAAGTTATTTCTATCTATCTCGAGCTGATCACTTTTCTTCTTGAAAATATGACGTTTTTCTATGATTTTTTTATCGGTAATTCTCTGAGATGAAGAAGTGTAGCAACTAAGAATGGATGGAATTCTGCGACTTTCTGACATTATTAGAGGTACGGTATAATTTCCTTCTTCTCCAAAAATCACCTCTATTTTTTTCTGATAACTGAAAAAACCTTCAGGCATTTCATTGATTGTTTTAAGGTGATCTCCGACACTAAAGAAATAGACCTCATCTGCAAAAATAGACCGTTCTTCTTCTAGTGCCGCCGTCCGCTCCTTAAATGTACTGTTAAGGGCTGCAAACACGATATCTTCACGAATTTTCTTATTTAATCTCATCGCCTCTATCCTTTCGCCTCAATGTGTTTTTCAATCGCCGCCGCTGGTCTTAATCTGATAAGTTTTTGGTTTGTTTAGCCATATTTGATTTGCTCCATCTGATAGGCTCTGTGTGCAAACAAAGCCTCATCAAAATCAGCTCTAAATTTATTGGCGATGTCATATGTCATTTGATAATGATCAACCGTCTGCCCGTCAGAAAATTCAAGATGAATCATGCCTTCAGCAAAATAGACCCTGCTACCGTATTTCATGATCAAAGCCCCGCCACCGTCGCCATATCCTCACGATTGGGCGCGGCGTAGATCATGGTGCTGTTCAGGGATTTATGCCGCAGCTGTTTGTTGGCCAGCAGCAGCGCATTCTTTTGTTGGGTCGGGGTCAGATAGCGGTCATCGTGCATGATCCGCTGAGCCTTGCTATGGCGTAAGCCGTGAAAAGTGACGTGATGTTCAATCCCTGCCGCCAGCAGCCATTTTGACATGATATTATTGACTGCCCGGATACTTAACCGGCTACCGTTGCGGCTGACAAACAACGGCGCATCAGCGGCCAGTGATTGTCCCTGATCACGCTTCCAGCGCATAAACCAGACCAGCAGGGTATGCAGCTCAACCGGAATCGCCAGGGTGCCGGTTGCCCCCTTGGCTGCAATCCGATCATCAACCACCAGACTGGTCTTGCCGTAAACATCACCAACATTCAGCCGGGTCACCTCGACCCGCCGCAACCCCAGCAACCGCGTCAGCTTCAACAGCACATAATCACGCTCAGCCTGGGTTATTTTGAGTTGCTTCAAATAACTGAACAATTGCTTTTCCTCTGGTTCGGTCAGGTAATTTTCACCGGCACGGGTTTTTGTGACATCAACGTTCATAATTTGCCTCTCTTACGCCTCGATAAAAGGATTCGCGGGGCACGGTCGGCGAGGCATCCGACCGTTCAGGAGCGACCCGGCCCCGCGAAGATGAAAATCTGTCAGGCCTGGCTGGGTGGATTTGTGTCGGGTCGGGGCCGAACATTGGCAGAAACAACCCTGCGTTCTGCATCGGCCACCTCCTCCCCCGGGCAATCCACACAGCCCAGTCCACACGGACCAGAACACATCCGGCCCTTGCCGTTGGGGCAAATAAAACAGCTCATTTTTGCCCCCGATTAACCAGCGTCCACTCATGCGTCGACGGATGATAGACATGCCCCGGGGGATCAATCCCCAAAACATCATCAACCGTCTTTGCCCCGGGCAACACCAGCCATGACATCGCAAACACGGAAAACACCGCCAAAATAGCCACCACGGCCACCAACACATCCAACCAGCCAGAGCGCTCATTTTCCTGATGATTTTTTAGATAACGTAAATCAGTCATAACCCCTCCTATACCGCAGGCCCGGATGGGACATACGCCCACGCGTGGCAGTGTTCCTCTTTCCATTGGTAAGAAAACGCCCCCTGCTGCGTCTCAAATTGCTCAACCCAACAGCGGCCATCCTGTTGCCAGCTACCAAAGCCAATCACGCCAAGCCGATCAACGATCAAAACCATCACGCCCGGGTCGGGCATGACATCGATCGGATCAAACCATTCGACCACCTCTTTAAACGAGGGAGTGGGCTTTTTCCTCAGTGCATGCAACTCGTTATCCATCGTCAATCTCTCCAGTAAAAAGCCCCGGCCGGCCAAGGAGGGGGGGAGCCAGCCGGGTAAATTTAAAGTCAGCAGGAGAGCCAAACCAGAGTCCCTCCTGCTGACCGCCTCCGGGCCTATTCCCGGAATTTAGAATCAACCCGGTCGACCCTCCGGAGGGGGGGTAGAGGCTCGACCGGCACGGCATCACTGCCGCAACCCTTTTTAGCGCGAAGCCGCTCAGCAATAATCGGCTTCATCCGCAAGATAAATTCTGCCGCAGGGGTAAAAGAATCGATATCCGCCTGGGTAAACTGATAAGGCTGTCCCATCACACCGCCTCCCGATCCGGTTTGTGATGCCCGTGGTCAATGCACTTTTGCTGCTGCTGAGCATGGATATCAGCACGATCCAAATCAGTAATCACCCCGCCAATAATCAGCTGTAGAAACAGCACCTCAGAACAGCGCTGCACATCAACAATCTGCTCCAGCTTCGACTTCAGCACCGCCTTGAAATTAGGCGTACTAGATGGCTCCGCATTACTGAAGATGTCTGATAAAATCCGCGCAGCCTCAACAGCCTCCTCAGCCTCAGTTGCAAAGCGACTGAAGATGATGGCCGGATCACGGCGGATGTTGTTCAAATCTGGAAATATTTTCGGAATGATAGATTGGTAAACGGGGTTGTTTTCCAGGTATGTTGTCAAAATAGCTTTGTCATTAAGCCCGTCAGCAATTTTGACAACCATTTCTGGACTAGCCCCACCTTTGAGCTGATTTTTTTCAAGCTCAGAAATATAGCTCTGTGCACACCCAACCAACTCAGCCAGCTGAATCTGTGTTAGCCCTCTCAATTTTCTTGAATCTTTTGTTCTTTCGCCAAATGTCATATCTGATCCCCATATCTGTTTTGGTGATATTAAATATCACCTTGAATGATAATGTCAACATAAAAAAAACACTATCGCTGATATGTGGAAGGATTAAGAACAGATTTTTAGTGGGTATAGGTTATTGCTTTATATGATTATCTGCTATTATGATATTTATTGTAAAAAAAGATAAAAAGAATATTCTTAACACATGGAAAACTTATCTATCAGCGGGATCGGTAAACGCATTGCCGACAAAAGGAAAGAGGCCGGGCTAACTCAAACAGAAGTGGCTGACGAATACGGCTATGCTCAATCGGCAATAAGCGCTATTGAAAAAGAGGATCAGCGGCCAAGCCTTGATTTTCTTGTCTGGTTTTCAAAAAAGGTAAAATCTAGCGTTCAATATCTGGTTGTTGGTGAAGAATCAAAAATAAGTGCCTATAAAGATTCAGTTTTTGGCGGAGATTCCATCAACAAAATCTCCGCCCCGTACCAGCCAACCCCCGACTTGGAACTCATCAAACAAGTCATCGAGTCCGTCGAAGAACATTTGCAAAATAACCAGCTCGTAATGCCACCGGCCAAGATTGCCGAACTCGTTGCTGTGTTATATGAAGAAATCTCAGAATCTAGTGACAAGCAGGTGAACAAAGGGACTGTTTCACGGCTGATTAAACTGGCAAGTTAAATTTGAATAAATTAAAAACGGAGGGAAAAAACGTGGATCTTATCGATAAAATCAAAGACATTGCCGCAAGAATCCCCAAGCAACTTGAATACATCCAAACAGAAGAAGCCACCAAAAACGCATTTATTATGCCTTTTATCGCAGCCCTCGGGTATGACGTATTTAACCCCTTTGAAGTGATCCCTGAATTTACTGCCGACATTGGAACAAAAAAGGGCGAAAAGGTTGACTACGCAATCAAAAAAGATAATGAAATTATTATCTTGATTGAATGCAAGTGGGCCGGTGCTGACCTGCATCAATGTCATGCATCTCAACTCTATCGATATTTTTCAGTAACCAAGGCCCGCTTTACCATCCTGACCAATGGCCTCATCTATGAGTTTTATTCCGATATTGATGAGCCCAATAAAATGGACTCAAAACCATTTTTTACATTCAACATCCTGGACTTCCAAGACCATCAAATAAATGAGCTGAAAAAATTTACCAAGTCAGCCTTTTCCCTTGATGACATTCTGACCACAGCAAGCACGTTGAAATATACCGGGGCAATAAAGAAAGTTCTGGAAGAAGAACTCACCACGCCATCGGAACCCTTTGTCCGCTTTTTTGCGGCAAAAATATTTGAAGGACGGCTGACAAAACCTGTTATTGAGCAATTTACCCAAATAGTTAAAGAAGCCAGAAAGCAATTTATAAATGAAAGGATCAACGAGCGCCTGACATCGGCTCTCTCAACAAACGACACCCCTGAAAAAATTATCGCGCCGACAGAACCTATTGGGGTTAACGAAGAAAATAATGGGATCGTGACAACCGAAGCGGAAACGGAGGGCTTCTACATTATAAAATCTATTCTCCGCGAAATTGTCGAGGTATCGAGAATAACGATGAGAGATACAAAAAGTTATTGCGGAGTCCTTCTTGACAACAACAACAGAAAACCAATTTGCCGACTGCACTTCAATTATTCACAAAAATACATCGGCATTATTTCCAATAAAAATGAAGAAAGAATTCAGATTGATTCGGTTGACGAAATTTACAAATTTGCAGAACAAATTAAGAAAACGGTAGTCGAATACGAAAAAGAGTAGGGGACTAAATAATTCTTGGAGAGGGAACCATGCCGACCGACATCAACACCACAAAAACCAGACTACAGCGGCTGCTAGATTCAGCAACGGCAAAAGAAGCACCACAAAAAACAAGCACAGCCAGTAAACTTATACCAACCCTGCTGATCATCACCACCCTGGGCAGCATGTTGCCATTTCAAGTAGCAACCGCCTTTTTTTCTATGAGCTTCGCCACCATCGCATCACTATCACTGATTCTTTACTCGAAACATTACCTCCAAATCAGCAGAAAAAATCAACTGATAACTGGTGCCTTAATTGCCACGTCTGTCCTCTCCGGATGCAGCCCCGCATTCACCTTTCAGACCCAACCAGAACTGATCAAATTCGCCCACGAAAATAAACTTCAATTCCACACTATCAGCCGGATCGGCGTACTCGGTTTCGGACTGGACGCCGCCACCATCGCCGCTTGCCAAGCCGACAGCAACATCAAAACCGTCGTCGGAGCGCAGATCGACAGAGGCCATGGCCTGATTAACGTGATCAATATTACAATCGCAGGGAAATCTTAAATTAAACAAGGGGGGGGGGAATATGTCAGATTACATTTCAATCATGGTCCAGGCCTACAGCCTGTCCACTCAAAAAACAATTAAAGAATCGCTCGCAGATCTATCCATTGACACCCTGATCAGCCCAGCAGTCATAGATCCGCATCCCGGCAATCAGGACCTGCTGACCTCATTGCAAAAAGATCATAAAGGAATCCGGCGCTGGGTTCACAGTAAAGAGCATAAATAACACTTCCGAGGAGAATTATAATGGACAATTATCACATCACCAAAGATGGCAATAAGTGGGCACTTAAGAAAGAAGGGAAGGAAACAAATGAAACTTATCTACAACATTATCAACTATGCTAAAGGCGGCGGATTTCTGGAAATCAAGCTTCAACTCTCAAAAAAAGACTGGATTTTGGTCAACCAAGTAGCAGACAAACCACTGCTCATAACAGTCGAAGTTGATGATCTTGATGTTGTTAGCGAGATCAGCACAGGCATCGAAAAGCATGGGGGCGGTTTTGGACGGCCATTCCTTTCGATTAATTTCATGGCAGAAAATTTCAATGAGATTGAGATAGAGGGAGCAGGGCCTTATTGGGAAAGTTCTTCCTATAAAATCAAGCTGAGCATAGTCAGCCCATCGTTTCGGAAAATAATAGATTCTGTAGCAGAAGAGTTGCAAAACCAATTAAACACTAAGAAACGTATGATTCCAGCTACTGATACTTCCTGCTGGGGAGAAGAAGTTACTGTCAATTACTAACAAAAACGAAAAAAAGGAGCGGGACATGCCAAACAAAAAAGTTACCGGGGAAAAAGCTGCAAGCAGTGCATCAAAAACCATGACTAGCAAATCTACTGCAGCTAAATCAAAATCTGCAGCAGGCAGTGCACTATCACAAACAGCAGCCCCAAAAAAACAAACATCGGCAAAAGCCGCCACGGCAGCATCAAAAACACTCCGTGATGGTAGAACAAGTAAAGCATCAAAGTCGGCAGCAGGAAGTGCTTTGGCGCAGAAGGCTGGGAAAAAGAAGTAAGTAAAATAGAAGAAGTATCGCACTTATGGTGATTTTAAATTTAATGGAGGGAACAAGTGAAACTCAATTACTATGCATACTACTTACATAACAGCTCTAACAACAAAGATTATCGGCTTGATCTTAGGCCAATTCTGAAAAATTTCTTCGAACACGGAACTGTCAAGTTCAAAAGTGGTTTTAATTACAACGATGAAAATGTTTATCTGCTCAGATCTCACAGCGATCTGTTTGTCTACATGATGACAAGAAGCCATGAGATAATAAAACGCATAAACCGCCATGACCTCTCGGTAAAAGAAATTTACGACATCCTTGAAAAAGATGAACAACTGGGATTTGTTTCCTATGTTTACTTCAGTTCATATAATAAACAGCCTTTTTTTTCGCAAGCCTCCACGCTTATGGCGCCAAGAGCAAAAAGCTTACTAGAATTCATCAACGATCTATTCAAAAAGCTTGGCCTCGGGCATTACGAAATCTACAGCCTCCCACTCATGCACCAAGCAACAAAGGAGGAAGTCTTAACGCTGCCATATCTCGGAAAAACATCAATTGAGATAGGCCGCGACAACGGACTGTTCAAAGATCTTTTTGACTTTAGTGGTGGTAGCGCAGACGACTTCAAAGACGTATCATCGTTCGAAGTCATCATTAAACCAAGGCCAAAACAAGACATTAGAAAGGCTGTAAAAAAATTCATAAATAAAATCGACGACACAGACCTTCACAAAATGATTGTTCGGGCAAAAGAGGATCTTGATGATAGTCTAACAGACCTTTATCTTGTTGGAAAAGGAGCCATATTTGATACAATCACTAGTGGCTCAGAACAATTCATCTGTGAGTCTATCCAGAGCAGAATCACCGAAAATCCTCTACTCAAATCAAAAATAAATGAGGTAAAAGATGACCACGCCTTCGAGAACGAAGAAGACAACGAGCCTGAAGATATTAGTGTTTATACTAAGCCTGGCAGTTGGACCGATTTTATGGCTGGTTTACAGGATGTGGATAGTTAATATCTGCGAGTTTCGCTTTGAATTGATCGCCCAAAAAACAAATTTAAGCATTATCATTGCGACCTTCAGCTTCACCATGCTTGGGTTTATTGCCACTATTGTTACTGTATTGTTTTCATTGCGCAACAGTCGCAATTTTAAAAATTACGAAAAACGCGGAAGGCTGGATATTTTTTGGCTACTTTACAGAACAACTATTGTTTGTCTTTTTTTTACGTTTATTATGGCCCTATTCTCTTTTTCAAAAAACGTTCACTGGTCAATATTTGATCTAATGCTGGTATTTTTTGCAAACAATGTTGTTCAGGTATTTTGGCTAACACTCATCCTTTCAGGGCTAACCCAAAAACAAGCAGCTAATGAAGCATAATACAAAATTAAACGCTAGTTGCCGATTATCGCCAAGCGGGTTTTTGTTTTTAGCTAAGGGTTTATGAACGCAGCCATCTACATCCGCAAATCCCGCGAAGACAAAACCAAGCCAGCCCACCGGCTCACCGTCCAGCGCGAACAGCTCCCAGCCTATGCCAAGCAGCAGGGCTGGGAAGTCTATATCTATGACGACGGCCACGCATCAGCCGCCCGAGGTAAAACCGAAGATTTACAACAACGCAGCCGCCTCGAAGCCGACATCCGGACCGGAAAAATCAACATCATCCTCACTATAGAATTGTCCAGGCTGTCCCGCGACGACTCCATGCAAGACTACACCGCCTGGCTGCACCTGTGCAGCCAATATCAAGTCAAACTCGCCACCATGAGCCGCATCCTCGACCCGGCCCAGCACAGCGACTGGATGCTCCTGCTCATGGAAGGCGGGTTTTCCAGCGTCGAAATGAAAGTCCTGCAAGCACGCATGAAAGAAGGCAGAACAGAAGCCTTCCGCGCCGGGAAATACCTCTCCGGAAACCCGCCCATGCCGTACAAATACGACAAAGGGCAGGGCGGCCTCATCGTCGATCCAGATCAAATCGACACCTTTAACCAGATCATCACCCTCGCAGCAAATCACAGCACCCGAGCCATAGCCGAAACAACCAGCCTGCCCCAATCCCGGGTCCGCCGTATAGTCGCCGATGATCGCCTGCTCATGTACCAGGCTAAACGCATCGACCCGCAAACCGGGCGGCAAATCAGCGGCCAATGGCCCCCCGTCATCACCAAACTCCAAGCCGCAGCAATCCGCAGGAACAGACGAGCAGGGCACCACAACCAACGCCGAGACGTCACCGGGCTACTCTCAAACCTCAACCTCATCACCTGCAGTCACTGCAGCAAATCAGTCCGCACCTGGGCCAACGGCAAACCCCGCAAGAGCGACGGCGTAAAACTTCAATATTATGGATGCAGACACATGGACAACCGGCAACACTGCCATAAATCCCGCATGGTTCCGCAACACATTATCGACGACCTCGTCATGACCAACATCATCAACACCCTGGCCAACATCGATCAACTCAAAACCCTCTGGATCAACAACACCAACACCGACGACAAAACCATCCAGATCCAGAAACTCCAGGCCGAACTGACCGAACGCCAAAAACAAAAAACCAGACTGATCAACGCCATCACCGAAGGCATTATCGACTTTTCCGACGCCAAACAAAAACGCCAGGAAATCGACTCAGCCACCGCCGCCTGCGAAAAACGCCTGGCAGAACTCAACGCCATCAACACCGACCCACCCGCATGGGATGACCTGCACCTGACCCGCACAGAGATCGAGCAACTCACCATCAAAGAAAAGCGCCAACTGCTCCCCACCATCCTGCAAAGCATCAGCCTCAGCAATGCAGCCCTGATCCTCACCTACAAATTCCCCCGGCACCCAGACGGCCGCAAAACAGCAAAAATAAACCTACCAGCCCCAGGCCACGGCGGCCCCAAAAAACATTGGATCATCAAATAAAACAGCCGGTTATCTCATCACTGAAATAACCGGCTTAATCATTATTTATTTGATATGTTGCTCTACCAACTGAGCTAGGGCGGCAATGATTAGTTGCTGATTAACTTTTAAAATCAACAACTTGGATCTGTTTTTGTGCTGCTGGTGTGCGGCTAACTATGCGATATCACGTTGCAGTGAGCGCGCATTATGGACTGATAAAAGCGGCTTTGTCAATACTGCTTTACTTCCCTATATCCTGATCAAACACCAAAAACCATCGCAGGTGCTGTAGTAGTCGTAAGGGTCGGTATTGTCTTTTGCGAGTTTAAGGGCCATGAGGTTTCTCCTTTTTTATGTGTTGATCAGCTGGTTTATCTGTTTAACGATTGCGGTTTGATTTCTGCGTTCCATTTCGTACCTATATGCGCGCAGACAATGATGCTTCTGCGTTTTATCCAGGGCTCTTTGCAGCACGGCTTTAAGTGGGTTACTCCAGGGGATTTGCTGGCCTGAGTATTTAATCCATTGCACCTCGCCTAACATGGCACTGATCGACACATCAGCATTGTAGCCAAACAGCGATGATATGAGTTGATCGATGGATAATAGTAAATTCAGGCCGTAGCTTCGATCTCTATTCTTAATCATGTGCGGGTCCTTTCTAATTTCGGAATTTGTTTTTTAACATCGATCCCTTTTTGGCAGAGGCATTGGTAACAATACCCTGACGAGACCTTGTAAAAAATACACAGAGGCTCGTTGGCTCCGCAGATCGATGTATAAGGGCAACAGGCCATTATTTTTTCCAACTCTTGACGACGGTATTGATGCCATAATAGCCAAAGTAAAAAATTACGACTGCCAGCACATGCGCTCCCAGGGTGTCATTGGCAACCCGGTAGAGATATTCGGCAATCTCAGTTTTCCCCAGACAGCCGAAGGTTGCACCCAGGTTGATCAGGGTCAGATAGTTGCAGACGATCAGCACAGCCAGCAACCGCCTGACTCTGGCGCGGATACTGTTTTGGTCGCTGTTGGCAGCATGCAGGGCAATCACCTGATCCATAATTTTTGCCGATGTCAGGCTTTTTTCTTCGTCGGTAAAGAACAGCATGTCAATCCCTGATGCCGACTGTTTGACTAGATCGAGCCCGGTGTCGACGGCTTTTTCTGAGGTTTTTAACCAGGATAAAAAACCCATGGTGTTGATCCTTTCGTCAAATTATTGTTGATCCTCTCTGCGCCGCCCGTGGATTGCTGCATGTTCCCCTTTAAGGGTGTAAAACTCCCGTTCCAGCGTGGTTAACCGATTAAATAGCTCTTTTTGGTTGCGGTCGATATGCTGCAGGGTGCGGATTGCAAACCAGATAAATGCGGAGAACAGCAACACAATTAATAGTTGCATCAGATCCGGTGTTTGGAACCAGCTTGGTAAGTTTGTCATCGTGTCTCCTGGACGATTGTCACGGCCCGTCTCGCCGTGACATTACGGTTATTCAACAACAGCCACCGGAACCAGATTTCCCTGGTTACTGTTATCCGTATCGACTGATGAATTGTCCGTGTTATCGATCGGACTGTAGCTGTCGGCTATGCCGTTGTCGATCGGGTTTTGACTGTCGGTCAGGCTGTTGTCGATCGGGCTGTAGCTGCCGGTCACGCTGCTGTCGATTGGCGCGGAATAATCGCCTCCGGCGTAATCGTTTCCGGCGCTGTTGTAGCTGTTGGTTACGTTGGGCCGGGCTGCGATTTTGCTGATCGCGTCAGCTGTGGCCCAGGCGGCTGCGCCGGGGACGGCGAAGCGGACTGCACCCCAGAGGCCGTCAACAAACTTATTGGCGGTTGTCCAGCCGGGTGAGTACGATTTTTGCGGGGCGGGGATCTCAAACGCCTCCGGGGCCTGATTGACGGCAATCGATTTAACCTTACCCTCGGCGTCCAGCTCCAACTTGACAATCTCGATTTGGGTTGCCCTGGCTTGTAGTGCCCCGTAATAAGCGACATAAGCCTCTGACATTTCAAATGTGTCGGCCCGGGTCGCGGTTCCTGCTGCGGTTTGCAGGCTCCCGGCTCCGGAGCAGGCTGAGAGCAACAAGGGGATGATGAGCAGGAGTGCGTAGAGTGCGCGTGATTTCATTTTTTTGTCCTTTCTCTGGGGGTTACTTTTCACCCCGGTAAAATTTATTGCCAAGTGATCGCGCTGACATCCGCGACAGTTTCGGCATGACTTAGCTGCCCAAGCATCAGACCGTATTTGACAAATGCTTGCGCTTTGCGCATGACATAAGTGTCTTTGCATCCCTGAAGGTCTTCGATGGAAAACATCTCCACGGTATTGTCCAGCAATACCCACGCCATTTCCTCTGTCCCTGTCGCTGTCATCAGGTCAATGGCCCCGGTTATATTCTCCCGGTCGGTCAGTGTCGCAACTTGCACATTATTAATTGGCAGTGAAATCTCATTATCCCGCGCCAGCTTGAGGTCTTGCCGCTTGGCCTCCTTCGCCGCCCTGAGCTGTACGGCCTCCCGTCTATCCATCACACGACCCTCACTTTTAGATTATTGGTTACCAGAGACTTGATAACGACGCTGCTGTCATCGGATTGTGACCACTCGTAATCAGTCCCGTGAACTGCCGCCACCTCTTTTGTTGCTGCATCATAATCAAGATGAATGCCCTGCACAGTGGGTGTTGAGGCGCTGGATGTTGTCTTGAGCATGACAGCAACATCGAGTGTGTCACCGAGAGAGAACTGCTCTGCATCTGACAGCGCTGACAGATTTGCCCCTGTCAGCAGGTTGGCTGATACCGCCATAGCTTCTTTAAGGGCTGTCTCCATAGCGTTCACACTTGCGGCTGTCCAAGTTTCTGAACCGTAAGACGCATGAGAGTTGTATTCCCACGTCCCGCCATTATCCCTGACAATGTTCCTCTCGCCAGAGCTGGCCTGAACTATTTTGAATGTTTGCTTGCCGTCAACGCTAATGGCATAGCTGACATATTGCCCGTTCAATGTTTCATCGGGAGCCATTGAGTTAAGGTCTGTCCAGAACTGAGTGCTGATTCTCCCAGACATATTGGTGACAGCGGGGACGTATTGGTTGGTGGGGGAGTAGCTGAAGAATGATACCGTTTTCGTTTTGCTGCTCTCCATAGCATAAATTTTGCCTTTGCCAGCGCAAACAATCCCGATACGGTATGACGCTAAGTATGCGGAATAAGTGCCATAGAATAGTGAGCCGCGTGTGGATATTTTTATTCCCTTTACGTATCTGGTCGTTGAGCTTGAGCTTGAGCTAGAGCCACCGAATAGGACAATATCATTTGCATAGTCAACGATGCAGGTAAACGTGGAACCAAGCGCCTGAATTGTCCCCAAGTCCGTGATGGTGAGATTTTCTGTAATGTGGAAAATACTCACGCTGCCAGCCGTTAACTCCATTGCAACGTAACCCCCGCCTTGATTGTCTGAAAATGAGCAGCAGCAATCGTCAGACGATGGCGGAGTTCCCTTTGTTATACCAGTAGCCGTCTCAGTTGTTAGCAGCGTTCCATCTTCGCCTACCGTGCGATAATATAAATAATTGTCAGCATGTGCATATAAGAGAATTCCCCAAGAGCCATCCCCTAACCTTACGAAAGATGCAGACCTGCGCTTGCTGGTTCCCGGGGAATACGGTATCTGGATAGACGACAGGAGAGTTCCGGTCTTGGAACAAACGGCGCATTCGTTTCTGCCGAATGATGCGTTATAGTAATGCGTAAAAATATTGCCATTACCGAAAAACCCGCCCGCTTGTCCGCCGTAGCCATTTGGTATTCCTGTTGATAAGGTCAATTGGCCCAAAACCGCGCCATCCGCCCTGTCAAACATCTCGAACTTTGTTTCTCGGAATAAAAACATGGCAGGGTTTCCAGCTTCGTCATATATGTAGTGCCTGTTATTGGTTCGTTCATAGGCTTGCTGGTAGGAGACAACAATGTTCAGGTCAGCATCAACTATGCACCAATACCAATAGTTATTGTCGCTAGGATTACCAAAATTCACTAAAACATTGCCGTTATCTAACGGAGTGCCTTTTGCGTAATAGTTCGCAACGATATTGGAGGTTGCCCATGCCCCCTGACTAAATAACGATGTATAAGCCCCAGCAAGACTGATGGAATCACTACCGAGTGACAGGCCGCTGTCACTGTCAAACGTGTTGACCGGAACGTCCCACCTAAATTCACTGATTCCGATTTGTGGGGTTTCTTTAGTTACGCTGACAACGGGCGTGTCAGTTGGGGTGCTGAACTCAATCAGCGCCTCTTCTCCTGCCACGAACGACCTTGTTAATGTTGCTTTGGTTGCGGAGGTCCCCCGCCAATTATCCGGATCGGCGCTCGGGTCAGTTATGCTGGAACCCGCTGTTTTTCTGCGATAAATTTGAAAATCAACCGGTGACCAGACAACTTCGCCGACCGCGTAACTTTTGCCCGACTGCCAAACCTCGGAGGTACCGAACGCTTCTGCCGTGGCGGCGGCATTGACCGCTGTCTGAGCCGCTGTATTGGCGGTCGCTGCATTGCTATTCACCTCACCAGCCAAAGCATTGGCTTCGGCAACAAATGTCGGTAACGCCCCCAGAAAAGCATCCGATCGCTCGGAAAAGGTTGCGGGTGATTGGCGGCTGGGCGGGGTGGGTAACGTGGTGATCTGCGCCATTAGGAAAGTCCTTCCACTTCAAGGTTACAGGTGCTGGTCTCTGGACCCTCAATCAATATGTCAAATGATTTATAAAAGCCGTAAATCACCATGCTGGAAAACCCGGCGTCGGCCCCAACCCAGCAAACCGGGGTGGCACGGTACTCGGCCAGGGTACGGTGGAGAAAATCAACATAGGTGTTTTCGATCATCATTTGGGTGCTCATTTTCTTACTGAAGGCCCGTTTGACAACCACATAGTTGCCGAAGGCGTCGACCTCTTTTTTGCTGTAATCGACAATGCCGATCGACGGCTGGTAGCGGGTCAACCCTAAGTCTTTTTGCGGCCCAACAATCAGCGTCCCCAGCTTGGCGGTATCTCCCGGGTTGCTGATGGTGATCTCGATCTGGGCAGCGCCGTAAGGGGGCAGCCCGAGCAAAACCACGGTATCGTCCAGAATAATCGGCTCAAAGAAGTAGTCCCAGGCATTGTTGATATAACTCTGCATGGACAGGTCGATGGTCTCGCTGTAGACCTGGCCCTCAACCGGATCGGTCAGCGTCACCGTGACCGTGGTCGCGTCCAGATCGAGCAACGCCAGACTATCGACCAGGCCGGGGGCCAGCGTGACACTGAAGCTCTCTGCTTGTTCGGTCTGGCTACCAACCACGGCATCAAACATTTGCCAGCGGTTGGTGGCAGAGATATCCAGCCACCATTCCGGCGAACTGACCGGGGTGTGCCCAAGATTGCCGGACTGCAGCGACTCATAGACGCGGTGATCAGCAATCACCATGACCGTGTCCCCCTCGGCGTACGTGGTTCCGGCAGCGTAGGGACTATAATCGGTTTCCGGCACATCGCAGCTGATCAGCATGGCGTCGGTGATATTTGTTGGTCTAATCAGTCTCATGCGACCCTCTCTTCCGGCTGGCCATTGGCGTCCCAGTCCTCAATGATATTGACCAGGCGTTTTTGCGCTTTGACCTGGGTGCCACCGGTCGCTTTGGTCACGGTGACCAGATCCTGCAGCAAGGCGCGGATTTCCGCCAACGTTTTGGCATCACCGCTGCCGGTCATTTGGACCGGGATACTGCGACCGTTCGGGAGCGGGACAACCGCTTCAACGCCAGCTTCCCCGGCGAGAGACGGCCCGGAGGTGATCCCACCTGTGGCAAAGCGCGGCAGGCCCACGCTATCCACCCAAGCAAGGATATCTTGCTGGGTGGTGCCGGTCACTGGATTCAACACGGATGCTAATCTGGCCGAACTGACCCCGGAGGACACGGCAGCCTGATAGATGTCGCGAAAGGCATCGTCGGCGAGCGAATGTGCTCCCATGGCCGTGTTCACATAGGTGAGGATGTCGCTGTCAGACGGTGGGGTGATCGGTGCTGCTGGTGGAGTGATCGGTGCTGCGTTGGCTTGATTCAACAACGCTGCGGCCAGAGCGGCAACCGCTGCTGATATGCCACCCGTAGCGGAAATTTGTGCGTCGAAAGCGGCCATGCTGTCAGTATGGTAACTGGAGGCTGTGTCAATCTGCTGTTGGAGCAGGGCCACGGTTTGCTCCGCCTCGGTCGCCTGATCTTTGGTCAGGTTTTCCAGACTCGACAAAGTGTTGTAGGTTTTCCAGTAGTTGCGCTGATAATCGGCTTTGCTGGTATAAGCATCCGGGCTGATCCCGGTCAGGGTATCGATGGCACTATCTGCAGTGGCCAGACCGGAAAAATCACCGGTGCGGGCCTGACGCAATACTTCGGTCAGCAGATCCTGAGCGGTGCGGTATTGGCTGGCTGTCCACGATTCATCCTGCAGCACCATCTGTTTTTTGGCGCTGGCCAGACGATCGGTCGCGGCGGCAAACTCGGAGACGATGTCTTTTGCAGCATTGAGGCGGTCGTTCAGGGTCTCGATCTCCGCTGCGTAGGCTTCTGTCAGAGCTTCACGTCGGGCGGTTGCCGCTGCGGTTGCGGCTGCGGCGGCGGCCGCCTCAGCCGCGATCAAGTCTTCAAGCTGCCAGATCCCTTCTTGCATGGCCCGATTTTCCGGATCAATGGATTCGAGCTCGCGGGCACGGAGTGTGTCGGTATCGCCAATCAACGTCAGTATTTGCGATTCCAACCCGGCCCGTTGCTGGGCAACGACAGCCGCGGCTTGTGCTGCGGCTGCCTGGTCCTGCAGCGCGGTGATATTGTCATACAGCGCCCGGTTGCTTGCGTCCAGGGCGGCACGTTCCAGGTTGCGCAGGGCTACGGTGTCACCTTGCAGTTCCAACAACTGCCGTTCCAGCCCGGCCCGTTCGTCGGCGATGGCGGCAGCGGCACTGGCGGCTTCTTCCAGCTGACTTTCCAGGTAATCGAACACCCCAGCAGCTTCACCGGAGATAGCCAGCAGGCCGGTCAACTGTTCACCGGTCAGGTCGACACTTTCGACCAGGGCGCGGAACTCGTCCCGGGTTTGCGGCACGGTCAGACCCAGATCCCCCAGGGTGCCGACCAGGCGGGTGATGGTGGCGTCCATCTGCTCGGCTTCGCTAAAGAAGTTTTCGTAATAGGTCGCAAAGTTTTCTTGCAGCGTCTCCAGCCCACCGGCCATCCCGATGATGCTCTGGGTCAGAGCAATCACATCGCCGCTGGTGTCCATGCTGGTTTTGCCGAGAATATCCAGGACGACAAACTTTTCCGCCATCAGCCGGACGATAGTTTCCAGGGGGCCTTCGTTGATCTGCTGGTAGGTCATCAGCAGATCGTTAAAAATGCTGTTAGCCGCGACATCCCCGGCGTAGCTGAAGACCTCCGCCATTTTTTCGGCGATCTCATCGCCACTCAAATCTTTCAGATCAATGTTGCCGATATCGAACACGTAAGCCATCGCCGCTTCCACGTCGCCGCCGAGCCCTTCGGCCAAGGTAACGATGGTGCGGCTTAAACCCTGGAACATATCGTTAAACAGGTCTTGAGTGGCCACGTCGAGGGGGGCAAACTGTTCAGAATAAGAGACCTTTTTGCTGCTCCACAGATTATCCTTGACCGTGCGAATCTTTGCATATTGCTCTGCCGCCATATCGCCACCGGCGTACAGGCTACCGATCGATGTCGGGTTGAGGGCCACGCCCGACTCACTCAAGGCTGACTTGGTGCTGCCGAAAACCCACTCACTCAGCTTGCTCAGGGCATCGCCAAACCAACCCGTGGCCGCGTCCGAAATGTCTGCAAACACACCGCCGAGAGCGCCGGCGACGTCCTCAATGGTGGAGGTGATCGGGTCAAGCACCCGTTCGATTGACTCCCAATATTTCCCCACGTCGAAGTTGAGCTTGTCGGCAGGGATGGCAATATTCAGTTCCCCGGCGGAAAATGAGCCATACGCCCTAACCATCGAACTGGCCAGACCGGTCAGGTTATAATTCAAATCTTCCAGTTCGGCGGTAATTGCCTGGAGTTCACTGTATTGCTTGGCGTTGATCTCCTGCAAAAATTCGTTGGCATCGGACAGGGAGGTACTGCCAGCCGTAGCATCTCCCAACACCAGCCCGGTGCCACCGGCACCCCCCGCAGCAAAACTACCGGCAACCGGGACGCTGCCCGACCCGCCACCGGAGATGGTGCCGCCGATTTGTGAAAGGATACCGCCCATCATGGCGGCCATGGCGGCCACCCGGGCAAAGGCGGTGTAGGGATCGCCCTGTCCTTGCGCGGTGACTGAGGCAATCGCGTTGACGACGGCTTTTTGTAGACCCACGGCGGTTTCAATGGCGGCAAAGGCGAGTTCGGCCTGGTGTAGCGCTTTCCGCTCTTTGCTGTTTTCATCGAACAATTGCGAGGTGGTGCCGAAGAGCTCACGGTAGCCGGACAGCTGAGCCTGGATTGAGGCATCGGCTACGTCTTGTTCGGTTTGCGCCAGCTTTTTCAGCTGCGCGGCACGTTCTTCGGTATCGTCCAGGGCGTTGATTCTGATGCGCTGTTTTTCGATGGCCTCCAGCGCCTGTCGCTGTTCGCCGTAGGCGTCGATCAAGCGGCCCATAGCAGTAATCGCCTTGCCAATCCCGTCGGTCAGTGGATCGCTGAAATCGCCGAAGCCGGAGCTGATGTCGAGATCTGACCAGGCGTCGTTGATTTCGTCGATGGCTGATTTTTCTGCGGCAATCGCATAATCAACGGCGCGGTCGGCGGCTGCGGCCCGTTCGGCGATGTTTTGCAGCCATACATCTTGCATCTGTTGACCAACCTTAATCTCCTGCGCATATTTCTTTTGGTTCAGCTCCATCAGCCGGGCGACGCTGCGGGCTTCAATCTCGTACTTTTCTGCGGCTGTGATCCGCCATAGATCGGTGATTTGCTCGGCAAGTTCAATTTCGTTGGCGTATCTTTTGCGGTTCGCGGCCTGAAGTTCTTCCAGGTCGATGCCGCGTTCCTCTTCGGCAGATACTGTTGACGCGATGGTCGACATGGCTGCGCTGTGCAGGGATGCACTTTTCAGTTCTTTAATGTCTGCGAGGTGCTGCTTATAGTTTTCCAGCGCCTGTTTTGCCTGTTGGTATTCCTGTTCTTCGGCAGCCGTCCACCAGAAGTCGCCCGCTTTTGACTGTTCCAGCTTTTTGACCTGGTTAGTCAACTGCACCAGGGCGGTGTCAACCTCAGCGACTCGTTGCAACAGAGCCCGCGCTTTTTCCGGACCCGCGCCGATCCATTCGGTGAGGGATATCTTGTCCTCCTGAAACGCCCGAAAAAGAGCGTAAGCATTGCCAAAGTTAGCCAGCACCTCGGCAGCTTTACCCATCCCGTCAATGACTGCCATGGCGAAGTTTTGTATTCCTGTCACAATCTGCGGGTCGGTCAGCAGGGTGGTCAGTTTTTCGATTTCAGTCCGCACCTGTTCCAGATTGCCCTGTCCTTCAAACAGATCACCGAACGCGTTTTTCAGCGCCTGCAACGCCCCGGCCAATGTGTCGCGGGCTGCTTCAGCAGACCCGCCGAACTGGCTTTCCAGCTCTTTCATAATCAGCACTTGTGCCGCTGCCATATCGCCCGATTCCTGAAGTTTTTTGATCACATCTTTCTGCGAATCGCTGAAAGTGACCCCAGCACGGCTCATGGCCGTCAGGCCTTCGGTGGGGTCATTGAGGGCCTTACCCACCATCACCGCAGCGCTTTTTAAATCCATCTTCATCGCCGTGGCCATATCTAAAATGTCACGGGTTGCGCGGTTAAAATTATCTCCCTTGATATTTTTGAAGGTCAGCAGCAACGCTTCCATAGCGATAATGCTTTCGTCGCCGTAAGTGGTCACCGTTTGCAATTGTGCCGCCAGGCTGGTCAGTGCGCTAGCCGAGAGCTGCGCCGCCCCTGCCGTAGATTTTAACGCGGCAGTCAATTGTGCCACGGCGGCTTCCTGTACCATGGTTGCCTGCAGCACTTTACGCGCTGCCATAGCCGCGCCCATGGCCACAAATGCACTGGCCACCAAGGTAGCGCTCTTGATCAGACGGCTATATTCGGCACGCAAGGCACTGCTGGCTCCCTGATTGCGCCCCGCTGCTCCACTCAGATCATCCACATCGCGTCTGACGGTGCGAATAGCCCCCTGGGCGTCTTTGGCGTCGGCGGTGATGCGAATATTTACGTCAGTTTTGCCCATGGCCGTTCCCTTACGCTCCCTTGTCGCGATTTCAAATTTTAAATTTCAGATTTCAAATCACGCACCAGCGTGAGATTTTAAATTTCAGATTTCAAATCACCGGGGTTTCTCCCGGGGGTTGATCTCGTCCAGGTAGGCGGCATCCATGGCTTGCCACAAATACAGCCAATCGTCGGCGTCATCGCCGTGGATATTCTGCCAGTCTAACCAGGCCAGCATTTCACTGAGCGGGATCGCTCCCGCGCCGCCCATGGTCCAGGGGCGACTGCTCAGCAACATTTTGAAGGCGGAAAAAACCGGCACGTTCCAGTCGTACAGTTCCGGAGCGTTTTTGTAATCGGCGGGATAATCCCCGGTCGCGCTAAAAAACTGCTCCAGCTGTTCCCTGCGCCCGCCCCAGGTGAGGCCGTGACGCAGGGCGTCGGTTAGTTTTTTGCGTCCGCCTCCCGTTCGGCGGCGCGAAAGTTGGCGATTTTTGCCGCCTGCTCCTGGATGTCGCGGAACAGTTCGGGCAGATCGGTTAACAGCTTCACGCAGTTTTCGCGGTTAAAGTCCAAGGGTTGGCCGTCCGGGCCATCCACCCCGGTCCAGCCCAGAATGACGCTTTCGGCATACACTTCGGCCATGAGTTCGGCGGCCACGGCATCATCCAGGGTGCCGTTGTCCATCTGGCGGCGGAACGGTTTTAACCGCTCACCCAGCAGTTTGCCGTAACGGCGGTTGCTGCCTCCGGCGCGGGCAATGCGGATTTTGCAATCGGGACCGTACTGCAGATCAATGCCGGTTTTTTCCATCGATTCATCGGCTTTAAAGGTTTGATAAAGGTTCATTTAATCTCCTTACGCGCATTCGCGCGATTTCAAATTTCAGATTTCAGATTTCAGATTTGAAATCTGCCCCGACGGGGCGGTTACGGTGCGGTTACACGGTCGCCTGGGTGTTCTTCAGGGTGATCTGGATTGCTGTGGCTTCGGTGCTGTTGGTGTAATAGGCCTCGAAGGGCATTTCCAGCATGATGCCTTTGCTGTCCTTGATCAGTGGGGTGCTGGCTTGAAAGCGCAACTCAGGCACCAGCAACTCCAACTCTTCATTGCCTGCGGAGCCGTCGCCGGTGCCTTTGGTCAAAGTGACCTTGAGGCTCGATTCGGTTCCCGCCACTGCTTTTTCGTACAAGGTGATGCTGTCAAACACCACGGTGGCGCTACCGGTAACTTTCACCACCCCGGCGGGCAGACTGCTGACCAGACCGCCACCACCAATGGTGTAGAGGTCGGATTGCAGATCATTATCGACGTCAAATTTCAGCGCCGTGACCGCACCGATACTGTTGCCGCCTTCAAGAATGGCCGACTGAAACCCCTCAAACGGGCTGTGGCCCAGATCCGTGGGGGCCGCGTCAAAGCTGGCCGAGGCGATGGTTTCCTGGCGACCGACAAAATCAAAGCTGACATCGATCGGCCCTGCCGGTTTGAAATCGAAGCTGGCCTTGCCGATGCGGCAGCCGTTGTAAAGAAAATACTTACCCAGATCGAGAAACTGCTTCTCAAAACACAGGCTGGTCGGCAGGGTGCCGATTTTGAACACGTGAGTGAAGTTGGTGGTTCCGCTGGTGGTGACCGTGCCGAGTAAGTGCTTCAGTAATGCCGCCTGACCAAACGGTGCCAGTTCGCTGGAAAGCGAGCCTTTGACGCTGCGATTGCCGGTGAACGGCATGGTCGGGTTGCGGTTGCCGCGAATGATATTGCTGCTGATCTGCTCCACGGTCTGACTGAAACCTTCATCTTTGAAATACGCGACGATCGCCGCCGGGGTACCCGGAGTGACGCCGAAACTGGCTTCCTGATCGTAGATCAGCTTGCTATTGCTGCCGGTGGCTTGTGACATGATTTATTCCTCCATAGGTTTCAGGGGCTTTTTGCCCGCGGGTTCGAATCCTTTTTTCTTTAAAATTGCGGTGGCCAGCTTGTCATCTTCAACAACAACCAGCTGACCTTTTGCGAACGACACCCCGCCGGTGATAACTTTGTCAGGTCCGAGTGCGCCGGTGTAACGAATTGTTTTTGCCATGGTGTTCTCCTTTAGACTGTGCTTCTCCGGCTCATACCAAGCTGAATGACACAAAAACAAGTTTCGCCAAGGGCGGCTTCATCGTTTGCAGATTCAATAGGAGATTCCCAATCAAAATATTGACGGAAAGTTTCGCTTTGTTCGATAGCGCCCAATATTTTTTCTTCAAACTCAATTAGTTGGATCTGTCGGTTTTTTTCTTCTGGCTGATAAAATCCCGCATACAGCCGAACGATAGGATAATCTAAGCGCTGGCGACTGGTTCCGTATTTACGCGCAGACGATGGCCGGGTGATCAGGATCAACGGTAAATCGGTGGAAGAAATTTCTTCGCGATTGCGCCAGGTTGTTTTGACGGTGGGAGCTTTTCCCCAGGCAGACGAGGCGTAAGACCGCAAGCCGGGGTCAGTTTCCAGTGCGGTTTTAAATTCGGTTAAAATTTCAGCAAATCCCATAAAAAACGGCCTTCATATTTGCCCAAGAATGGACGATCCCGGGGCGGTGCTGGGGTTACTATTCGTTGATTTCTGCAATCTTGCGCCAGTTGGTTAATTCAAAATGGGGCAAGTCATGCAGCCGCTCATCACTGAGGTGAGTGTCCCGATCCCAGTCACCACCCCACTTGATTTCTATCCCCATCCTTGTTGCTATGCCCATGACCTGCCCGGCAAAATAGTGCATGCGGTCGGTGTCGTGCCAATCGATCGGGTAGGGCACAACATCAACCGCCAGGGCCGGTTCAAAGTTATGCGGCGACTGCCCATAATGGGCATTGCTTTTTCCGCCATCAAACGCGAGTTCTTGCGCTGCGCGACCCCGGGTGCTGCAAATAACGGCACAGTCAAAGTGTTTAATGACTTCGTTAAACAGTTTTTGCAGCCCGGGGTGAGCGGCATTCAAATTTTTTAGTGAGCGCTGCCCAAACTTGGCCATTAACCTAAACCTTTTCTTTTGATCTCAAGCTCAATTTCTTTGTCAATTATCCGGGCAATTTTGTTGCCCTGGTTGAAGCGGTTAAAGCCGTCGGTGATAAAAGGTCGGGCACCAAACTTTGCGGATGAGCCGGTGCCTTCGTGGATGACTTTGGCGTATTCGGCTGAGTTGTAAACGATGGCTTCCATGGGGCCAGCCGACATTCCCGGTTTGCTTGCCCCGGGCTTGAGCCAGTCCAGCATTCTGCGCAGGTGTCCGGTGCGGATCGGCACGGGATAACCACCGGCGGCAATATTTGAGGCCTTAGCGCCCGGACCACTGAGCCAATCAAAAGCGGCTCGGTGAATTCCAACGGCAGCTCTGGCCAAGCCACGCTCAACAGCATCCGGCAGATCATCGGCCAGCTCACGCAGACCGTTGAGAATCACTTTATCGCCTTCCATGGTGACATTGATGGTCAGCATCCGGTGACCTCATCAAAATGGCTGGTGACAACGGTACCAAAGGCAAAGTCGTTGCTTGAACCGGTCACGGTTTCTATTTTGCTGATCAGTTGTTCGGCTTCGGCGAGATAATCCAGCCGTTGCTTGCGCATTTTTGCGGCATCGGTGCCGTCTTCTTGTTTGACTTCTTGCGCCAGGCGGTTAATCCGCATCTGACAAAGATCGGCAGCTACCAGACATTTGAGTGAGCGCTTCACATAGGTGGCAGTCGGGTTGGTGGTGGCGGCGTAGGTTGTCGCCCCGATGCGACCTGCCAGCATGGCGCTATGTTCGCTCAACAAATTGTTGACGTTGAGATCAAGATCAAACTCGCTCTCAAGCCCGAACATCTGATAGCTAAAGCCCATGCTGATAATTTCTGCTGCTGTGGGTGCGCTCATAAAACCTCAGAAAACAGGTTAAAGGCTGTTAGGCTGAAGGCTGAAGGGTAAAACCTTGTCCCTTCAGCCTTGTCTTGCTTCCGCCTGCGATTAACTCAATGCACACTTGCGCACTTGTTTCACTTCACCAATTCCGGCGTTGTACTCGCCGCTGTAGGCAACGTCTGTGCCCTGCATCAGGATATCTCGGTCGGTTTCTGCCGACAGATCAGACCAGATACCGCGCTTCATTTTGCGACCGGCCAGGACCACGTAATATTCGGTGGACCCGACGGCGGTGGTGTACTTGCGGTTCAGGGTGTGAACCAGCTGGTTTTTATCGGTGTTGGGGCTGTTGAAGGTGAGGGAAAAGGCTTTTTCAATCCGTTGTTTCAGATTGATGTTGGCGCGCAGCTCAAACACTTCGTTGCCGGTGATGGTGAAGCCCTTGGCGGCGCAATCGGTCAGGATCCCGGCGCAGGCGTTGTTGATGGTGGTGATGTCATCGGTGGCAAATGCGGTGGCCTGGGCAGCAGCGACCACCAGCGCGTAATGATCGGCAGCCATCTTGCTGTAATATTTTGACCGGGCTTCAACGGCTGCCTGGTTGAGGTTCCAATACTGATAGTAATTGATCCAGTCATCAAGAATGCCGATAGCAGCAGCCACGGTCATTTTTTCAACACTGGTCTTGCTATCGGTGACACCGTATTTTTTCATCCGCGCGCCGGATTTCTTTTCGGCGAAGGTGATCAGGTTCGATACGTCCAAAATATCAAAACTGGTTTGCATGCTGTTGCTCATATCGACAAAGTCGAACAGCTCTTCAAAGCCGAAATCAAGCAGGGGATCCCCTTCAGCGGGGCGGAACACTCCGGCAATGACCGTGCCACCGGTATTCATTCCGTTTGCTGCATCGCTGGGGCCGGTTAAACCTTTGACTCCGGCGGCCAGCAGGACTTTTTCGACCAGCTCCTGATCAACGCCGACAGCCTGGGCAATGGCAATTGCCGGGGCCTTGTTGCCAAGATCTCCACGGAAGAATGAGGTTAATACCCCGGCCAGCTTGGCGCGGCGCTCCTGCAGATCCATCCCTATCAGGAGCTCGCAGGTTTCTTTGGTAAATAGCTTGAAAATCTTACTCATGATTAATCTCCTATTGAGTGAAATGTTGGTTACAGATTGCAGGCCGGTTCGAGATTAATCTGTCCCGTCGTAGCGGCTGAGGCGGCGGCTTCCATGGCAAACCCGGCTTTGGTGTTGTCGGTCGATGTGGTGGTAAAATTGCCTGCACTGGCATCCCAATACACAGCCTGCCCACCAACCCAGGCTTCTCCAGCAGCTTTGGCGTATTCGATATGCCCGCGTAACAGGAACACATTTTCAACGTTGGCCAGGGCACTATTGACCGCCAGCATGACCCGTCCGCCCAACAGATAAACGGTGTCGGCAGTGGTTGCGGCAGTGTGGGTGTATTCGATGGTGATCAGCTGATCGATGGGACCACGGACAAGCACCGCCATGGCCATTCCAACACTTGATGACGTGAGTTGATCCACCCCGGCCACAGTGGAGAGCAGAACAACGAGAGCCATCACCATAAAGGTGAGTAGCAGCGGGCTTGCAGAGAAAAAGCGTTTCATGTGGTTATCCTCCAAATATGGGCTATTTTTTTAGTTATTTGCCGATTGTGCCAAACAGTTCATTATTAGCGGACGAGGTGAAATCCTTCTTGCCGGTTGACTGTTTGACTTTTTGTTGTGCCTGTTGGTTCTGCTGGGTGCGGTCGCTTTCGTCTTTTCCGGTGAACACTGGATCGGTCGGGCACTTTTCGCGGGCGCGGGTTTCGTATTTGTCGCGCATCGATTTCAAGCGCTCAATCGGCAACCCGGTCAGAAATTCTGATTCTGATTTTTGTCCGGCTTCGTCACTGGGGATCTCATCGATCAGCACACCAAAGCGGATGGCATCGTCCACTAACGCCTTGCGGTAAGCATGACCATCACTGGCAGCGGCTTTGAGACTTGCAATCTCCTGATTTTTTGCGACCAGCTGGGTGTCCTTTTCTTCGACCTGGGCGACAATGCGTTCCAGAGCGTTGTCTTCTGTCAGGGCCTGCTTCAGCCCCAACGCCTTTTCGAGCTTTTGTAAAAACTCTTTCATGCGGGTTTCCTCCTCGCGGTTGGGTTGTTCGGGCTGGGTGCCCTTGGCAGATTTTGCCGAGGCTCCGGGTTGAGCCCCTAACCAGACCAGCGACGCTTCAAGAGCTTCGCCGTTCGGGTAATATTCTCCATGCAGATAATTTCCGTTGGCATCAGTGATAGTTTTGCGCGGGGCGCTGAAGCCGATGGAAACAAACGAGACGATTCCGGCATCGATCAGCTTGGTCCACTCATCGATGTAAGATATTTCTTTGAGCAGATAGGATTCACCCCAGAGGACTTTGACCTGGTTGATTCCATCGGGTAGCCGGATGTCTTCACCCGTGTGTTGCTTGAATTCCTGCGGTGACATCAGCTCTGTGCCTGCGGCGAACCAGCGCCCGGTTCCTGGTGCACCACTGCCGTTCCATCCGCCGGGGTGGCCATCGAGAAACATCCCTTTGCCTGGCAAGGTGGCTGCGAACTGATCAAGCAGCTCATCATTGAAGCGCTCTCTGTCTCGATCAATACCGTTATGGGCAACCAGATAGCGGCGGACATAGACCTGATCGGCGGTCAGTGGCTCAAGGGCAAAGGTGTTGATCTTGGCCATTTGCTCGTCACTGGCCTGCTTGCCTTTGCCGAAGGTTTTCAGCCCGATCTGTTTGTTGATGGATTTGTTCATTTATTTTGCTTTCGGGTCGGGGCCAACGTGGACCAGTTCACTTCCCCGGTACCACTTCAGCTTGGCCTTACCATCGATGATGGTCATCACCGAGGCCGCGCCGGTGAGATCGACAACCACGGCAGCGGAATCTTCTGCTGCGCGTTCCTGATATTCTGTCCAGGCCAGATCGCGTTCTTCTGCGGTGACATCGGCGCCAAGGAGATCTTTCAGGGTTTCTGTTTTTGGTTTTCCGGAACTGGTAAAAAGAGCCGCATTGGTAAAATCAAGTGCGGCGATGAGGGTGATCAGCTTTTCTTGCTTGTCCGCCATGGGGATTCTCCTTGAGACGTTTTGGTCACTTCTTTTCCGGGACCATTGAATGTGTTGCAACCGGCAGCGGTTCGATTTTTGCCAATTTTTTCAACTCTTCCTTGTTTCATTCGCAGGCCTTTTTTTGATCAATGCTGACTGTCTTAACAAATAATCAAGCAGTGATCTGGCAGATGAGTGCAAAAGTTTAAAGAGCATAAAAAAAGCCCCCAACAAATGAATGTCGGGGGCTTTTAAATGGTATTTAATTTTATTTATTTTAGGGGTTCGAACTGGATTCCGTTATCTCCTTCATACGGTTTATTGTGCTCCACCTCTCCAGCAAAGATTTCCTTCGGGATCCCGTGCGGGAAGGCCGCACAGCGGTACCCCCATTCTCCAGGTGGAGTTTCTTGCAGGTGCTTACACTTCATGCAAAGCGGTTCCGGTCCAATCATGAGTTATCTCCAAATTCTGATTTGTATTTAAATTCTATCAGATCTCCAATAAGTTTTCTTTGTCGACTCCAGCGCCTGGCCTGCGGGCACAGCGACAGCGTGGGTGAGTATCTGCTACCGGCAGGGGGCATTCTTCAATTTTGTATTCTCCGGCTAAAGCAACACAGATTGAACAGGCATCTGGACCGGGAACAAAATCCATTGTTTCAACGCCCCAGGCTTGCCACTCGTCACCCTTGGCGCGTTCTGCGGCCAGGCTCATTTCTGATCGCGCCAGCCGCACCCAATCGCTGTTGCCGTCGGCAAACAATTTTTCCAGCCGGGCGGCGACATGGCGGGGGTTGGTTCCGGCGATGGCCTGGGCTTCCATTTCGGCGAGAATTTTATCTTTAATCCGCAGGGTGGCGCGGTTTTTTACCCGGTCAAACCCCTCATTGACCAGGGTCTCGAAAATCTCGCGGTTTTTGATGATATCGAGGGTCGGGCGACCCTGACCAATCAGCTTGGCGGCCTGAATCAGCCCCTGGCTGTAGGCCTGGCCGTAATACCAACTGACGGGAGAATCTTCGTTGCCGGGTTTGTATTCCCCCAGATGCTGGGCGAGGGCGGCCAGAATCTGAGCGCGTTCTTCAATGGAAAATGTAAAGCTGTCGCGGGTGATGCCTTTGCCGGCATCGGCAAACTGATCACCACCGACGCCGAGCCCGAGAATCAGTTTGACGCGTTGATGCAGCGCGTCCCAGTCGCTGATCAGCCGGGCTTCGTAATCATCTTCCAGCTTGTCCAGTTCCGGCCATTCATCAGGTCGGTAGAGTTCTTTGATGATGTGTTGATGGTGTCTTGTAGGGGCATAGAGCTCTATGCCTTTAGTCTTTTTTTTTACCCCGATTGGGGCGCTTTTTTCGCCCTCACCATTCGGATCCGCTTCAGTCCCCATCATATCGGCCTGAGCGTTGAGGAATCTGGCTTGTGCCTGGGCCACCATGTCACGCAGGTTCGGGGTTTCAAAAATGATGCCCCAATCACCGGGTTTATCCAGGCTGGTTGTGACATTGTTCCATCTATACCCACGCATTTTCAGCAGGGTGGAAAACAGCTTGATAAATTCAGGGAGCATAGCCAATTGGCGGATTTTGGCATCTTGCAGGATACTTTCCACTTCGAGGGTGGCCATGCGTTCGGTGGTGCTCCAGTAGATCCCCAGCATCCAAGCTGGCAGTCCGGTTTTCCCGACGATCTGTTCCAGCACATGCCGGACCGGGATTTCCAGATCAAGGACTTGATTATCGGCGCCGATCACCTTGATTTCCATCTTGTCATCGGCATTAAGCGCAGACACAAAATCGGCTGATTTACCGGCCCGTTTGGCGCGGACGGAGGTATTGAAATCATCGGCTATTTTCTTGCGCCGGTCTTCTAAGGTTTCACCACTTAAACTGCGTTTGGTCAGGCCATAATTGACGTGATACGACGGATCGCCAAAGCGCTCCCAGACATTGCCCAGGCTGTTTTGCATGGTCGCCAGCAGTTTGGCGCAAAATTCCATGGAGCGCATTAAACTGACGCCGTAGGGGTTGGTGTTTTCGTTGTTGATGCTGAAATAGAGCTTGTTGGCCGGGTTGAGTTTTTCTTCCAGCATGCCGCCAATCAGCATGGCTTGCCCGAACTGTGCGGTGAGAATGGATTCTACCAGGCTGTTGGGGTTGGTGATAATCCGGCTGCTACCTGGGCTGGACTGGTGCCGATACCAGGGTTCTGCCCGGCCTGTGGTGTTGCGGCGAAAGATGATCTGCTTGCTGTCGGCCACCCGTAGTTCGGCGATGTCTTTCATGTCTTTGGTGGCAATGTATTCTGACATGGAAAAACCTTGTTCAAAGGTTTCGTTGCTGGCATTTTCCAAAAAGGCATGAATCCCTTTCTGGGTATCGTTGACTGGGACGTTCAGGCAAAAATCTTCCAGTTCCCGAACGATCGACGCATTGTCGCCAATAATTTTGATGGTTCCGTTCAGGCTGATCAGCCGCCGAATGGCGGCGTCGATCACCGGGATCCCTTCACGCAGGGCTTCATAGAATGTGCCGCTGATTTTGCGGTGATAGTAATCATTGAAGTAGGGGGTCATTGGCCCCTGCGGATTGTTCAAGCCAATCTGCACCTTGGAGGTTGCGTCTTTGGTTTTGTGTTTCTTACTGAACCAGGCCATTTGTTAGCTCCCTGTGGCGAATAGGTCATCAACGCTGTCACCCGGCAGAACCACGCGCAAGGTTAAGACGCGGTCTGCATCGATGACATGATCGTCGATGTCTTTAAAAATCCGGTGGCGGGTCCCTTGACGATAGGTGTGGTTGGGATACATCAGGACAATATCCGGATCAAAGGGGTATTCCAGTTCCTGCCGGTACATCTTGGCGGTGAGCAGATCGGTTGAGAGTTCTTTGGCGTTGCTGCGGACGGGTTTATTAGTGTTTTTGTCCAGGATCAGTTCACCATCTTCATTGATGGCATCGTAGGCGCTGCCGAACTGGTAGCCGGTGAGCCGGTCTTGATAGTTTTTTCCGGCATAACGTTCCTGCCCTTGCAGAATATGCACCACGGCTGATCCGGCGTTGCCGAAGTCGAGCCCGAGCCCCATTTGCTGCTTGCCGCTGTCAAAGACATCATCCATGGCGTCGATGGCATCGGCTTGTTGATCGTAGCTGACCCCCTTCAGTTGCACCCTGGCGACCAGGCGATGGACTTTGCCGATAATCAGCTTGATGTAAATTTCGGTAGGATCCTGAGAAAAGCCGAGGTCGGCTCCCAGGCAGGTGAGGCCCGGAATGCCGCTGAAAAAGGCTTTGATCTCCTGGGCAATATCGAACTCATCCCGGCCGATCCGGCGGTCAACCAGAGTGACCGGTTCGGGCTTGCCGGTTTGGCCGTTCTGAATCTGGCTGCGCAGCTCGTAACCGTAGATGGATGCTTCGCCGGCTGAGTCATCGACAAAAATTTTCAAGCAACGATATTCTTTGATCTCTTTGACCAGGGGCTCGAATTTTTTCCAGGGGAAGACGCTGTTTTCCGGGTCGCCCCATTCTCCCAGCACGGCTTGCCGATAACCGGAGCTGTCTTCGCCGTGATATTGATCGATATAAAACCGGCGGCGTTCTTCGGTCCAGTAGGGGGCCGGTTGCAGGTTTTTTGCCCACTTGTAGAGGGTGAAGTCGGTCGGGGCGGCTTTGCCAATCTCTTTTGCTTCTTCGTCTTTGAGTTTGCCTTCGGCGCGATTACACAGTTTAAAATGGACGCAGGAGCGATCCCCGTCGGGCATGCCGTAGAGTTTGAAGACGGCGCCCGGTTCACCCCGGCCCCAGAATTCGGTGAAGATTTTGTCGTTCTTCGCTTTGGGGGTTTCGTCGAAGATACAGAAGGTTTTGGCGTGGACGCCGCGCAGCTGGGTGCCGTCGTGGCCACAGGTTCTGATATCGAGCTCAAATCGGTTGTTGAATTTTAGGTTGTGGTGCGGTTGTTTGCGGTGATCGATCAGACATTTTTTTAACGCAGGGCTATTGGAGAGCTGATCCACCAATCCATCGACAATTTCGAGGGTATGCACCGACTGCGGAGCGGTCATCAGGCCGCTGCCGTTGGGCTTGTTGAAGATTTCATACAACATAAAGGCGAGGATCTCGCGGGTTTTTCCGGTTTCGAAGCCGCATTGATGCAGGGTGTTGCCGCTGTCGTTGAGCGATTGTTTTTGATATTCCCAGAAAGTATAGGGGCTCTTGCCGTCTTCTGGAGAACGGAGGAAAGCTGCTGACCACAACACGCGATCGGAACAGATAATTGCCATCTGAAAGGACTGCAGATCGACAAAGGGCGGGGGAAACTGTTTTGCGGCAATCTGTTGCCAGGTCCAGTCACAGCGCTTTAGCACCCCGTCAAACAGGTCGTGGGGAACGATGATCCCTTTTTGCAGATCGGTGATGGAATTAAGTAATTCCATTATGGCTTCTTCTCAGCGGCTTTGAGGGCTTCTCCGGCGACGCGGAAAATATCGGCCACGGTTTCCACGGCTTCACGGTCTGACTTGTCGCGGTTGATCTCTTTCGGGGTGGCCATGAATTCCGGCAGGGTGACTCCGGCGGCTTTGAGCAGGTTTGAGAGCGGCAACAGGGAAGGGTTGGGCTTGAGTTCATAGCCGATGACTTCGCCGTCTTTGTTGATTTTTTCGCTCTTCATATACACGCCGTATTGCAGAATGCTGGCTTGTAGTTCGTCGATGACCTGGAGGGATTGCCCAAGCTGCAGGGTGACGACGCTTTTTAAATCAGCCAGATCTCCGGTTTCGAGGGCTTTGGAAATGGCGTGCATGGTTTCGGCAAGATATTCTTTGTCGAGACAATCTTTTCCGGGGGCGGTGTCGCCATCGTTGACCAGGCGGCAGGGATAATGGGGACAAGTTTTCCGGCACGGCTTGCCGAAGCCCAATACCCGATTGCGGGAATGCAGCCCATGTTTCCAGGCATTGCGGGAGCTGGTGTCTTTGCCTTCGGCGGTGGTTGGACCGGTCGATTTCTGTGCGTTGTTGCGTCGGGCTTCTAACGCGGCAGGGGTCATGGTGTATTTTCTGGTTTTGACGGAGAGTCTGGCGAGCAGGGGATCTTCGTCTGGTTCTGGGTCGGTTTCGAGTTTTGAGCGTAGCCGCAGGAGAACATCCAAACGATTGGCAAGACCGGATTCTCCGGCATTAATGCGGTGTTTGAGTTCGTCAATCTGTTCTGCAACACTGATCAGATCGGTGTTGTCGGTGTTGTCTGACATAGAAAGCCTCCCACGGTGGATAAATTTCCACTCCATAGGAGGCTTATTAGCAGAAAATCAAGTAGTGATCTGGCAGATGGGTGCAAATAATGGTTAATTATTCACTTCCAAACAGGTGTAGCGGAAAAGCCGTTGCCCGGTGGCGATTTTCTCTAATGTTCTCTGCCAGCCAAGCTCTTCGAGTTCCCGGTGCTGACGACCGAAAAAACTGCCCATTTTATTTGCGCTGAAGCCCAGCTTTGGCAACCGCTTTTCTTTCCCGGCCTGTTCCATGGCGGCCAGCATGACGGCGGTGGTGCAGAGCATGGTCTGACGCCCCTGGTTGTCGGTACTATATTCGATCTCGGCGGCTGATCCGCTGTGCAGCACGGCAAACAAATAAGCGACCACCAGTTCGGCATCTTTGAATTGGGTTGTGGCGGTTTCTAACCCTTTGACTTCAATTTCATGGATCAGGTCATTGACCTGAATTCCGGTGAGATGATTCAGCAGGCGCAAACTGGCTTTTCCGTCCAGATGTTGATCGGCTTGTTTGGCAAGGCGACCAATATCGATGGTGAGTTTTATTTCCGGGGTCTGGCGTTTATTACCCGGTTCGCGAATGGCGGTATGCATTTCGTAGAAAGCCCGCACCAGATTCTTTTTAAATTGACGGACAATTGGGGTGTTGCGCATGTAGGTCATCAGCAAAGTTGCTTGGGGTTCGTTGAGTAGGGCATATTCAACTGGCTTTCCTCCACCTTGTGGCCTGTCAACCATCCGCATTTCAAATGCGGATGGGCCAAATTCAGAAAGATCCTCCGAATATTTTCTGATCAACTGGATTACAGCCTTGTGTTCATATTCAATTCCTTCTGAAATTGCCAGTGATGTGGTCATTGGTTCGCTTTCGCGCATAATCACAAGTTCAGTCATTTTATCCCTCCGCTTGCGCTTGAAGTGTTATCCCTTTCAGGCGCAGTAGATAGAGCACCTGATCCAGTTTGGCATCCAGCTGTTTAAGGGCTTTCAAGCTGTCGGAATCAACCGGGCGCGGGGTGGCCGTGGCTAGGAGAGCACTAATGGATTGGGGCAGATTGTTCGTGGTGGAATTTTTGATCAGGCGCAGATGTTTGGCGTGTGGCATGGCTTTTCTCCTTGTAATGGGGTTTAAGCCCTGGTTGCGCTCTCAAACGCAAAAAGGGCGGCTGTGTGGGTTGAGAGACCGGTTACAAGGAACCCGGCAGGCCCGCAGGCCTCCCACACAGCCGCCCAAGGCAAGCCATGTTGCAGATACAAAAAAACCACTGAAAAATTAAGGCAGTGGCGGTATCCGCCTTGTAATTCGGGCTCTCAAACCCGGTTGCTGATTTTGCAGCAACGGGGGGAGTATAGCGCGTGGCGGATAAGTTGTCAATTCAATATCTCGCTAATATCACCCGCACCCAGCGGGGTTTAATCCCGTATTTAATGGCTAATTCTTCGTGGTTGGTGCCGTTAAATTCCAGACAGATCCGGCGATCTCGTTCTTGTCGATAGAGATATTTCAAATCGGGAAAGGTGATCCGTGATCCGCCGAGGACATCGACCATTTTGTTGATGATGCGGGGCGCCAGGCTGCCGAATTCTCCGTGCATCTGGCTGAAGAGTTCTTCGATGATGTCCTGGTTGTCGCCGCGTGGTGGCATCAGTGTTCCTCCTCTGGACCGTCGATCTCACTGAATCGACGGTCTGGTATGGCGGTTTTGCGCAATACTCGTTCGGATATGGCGATATAACCCATGGTGGTTTTGACGTCTTCGTGGCCCATGAGGACGGCGAGCTCTGGTAATCCGATATATTGGATGGGCTGGCCACAGCGGGAACATTTGTCGTGGCCGCTGTCGTAGAGGTCGGTGGCGAAGGTGCTGCGCATTTTATGGCAGAAGGCGTCGACTGATTTGATGCCGACCATGCCGGAATATTTTTTGATGACGTTCTGGATGGTGGTGACTGAGAGGCGGCTGTATGGGGCTCGGTTGAGGGCAACGAATACCCCGTCGTGGTCGGTGATGATATCGCGGCGGATGAGCAGCCATTCTCTGAGGGTGCGGCTGGCGGAGCGGCGTAGGGTCAGGGTGCGGCTTTTTCCGCCTTTTCCGGCAACGATGGCGATGCGCATATATCCGCCGGTGTCGTTGATCCGTTTTATATCAATGCTGGTCAACTCGGAGACTCTGGCTCCGGTGGCGTACATGGTTTTGAGGATGGCTAGATCACGGACGCCGCGGGTGGTGGAGAGGTCTGGAGCGGAAAATATCATCCTCAATTCTTCGGTGGTAAATTTCTGCGCGAGTTTCGGCTGTATTTTCGGTGAGGGGACGCCTTTGACCGGGTTGTGGCTGATCTCTCCTGAATACACTAGATAACTGAAGAACGATCGCACTGCGGATAATTTGCTGGCACGGGTGCGGTTTGAAAGGTTGTGGCTATCGTAGAAGATGGAGCGTTGCCATTCGGTAATGTGATCACGGGCGACAATGGCAGGATTAGCGGGAAAGCCGCGCGAAACAAGCCAGGTGAAGAATCCACGAATAATGCGCTCATACTGGGCAACTCCGCGTGGCTGCTGGCCACGTTGAATCAGGCTGTGCTCTTTCCATTCCGCTATAAAGGTATCAATCAGCATAATTTCCCCCGCGCGCCCCCGCTTTTAGAAAAAAGGTTTTGAAGAATCCCATCGATAATTGTGTGGCATGGGGGGTACCATGCGGGTTGTTTGTCTGTTTTTTTGACCGGGGGGTAGTGCTGGTTGCTGGTCTTTTTCGTTTGTACTGCCCACTTCATCATTTATTCACCACCTAAACTATTGATTTTCTGTTCGCCTGATCAGTTTAACTGCCCGTTTTGTAATAGTAGGCAGCTGCTATTTAGCTTTTTTGGCTTCGATTTTTGTGTTCCTTTGTTATCCCCACGAAGGCCCAGCCAACAGGATTGACCTTTAGATCAGACTGCAAAAGGATCTAAGCCCCATACAATGCTGCCGACAAAACATCACCCAAAGACTTTTTTTGCCAACTCATATACAGCGGAGCGAATGAAAACCCCTGTTTTTTGGACAAGCCCCGCGCACTTACGTAGATTGCACTGATGCACCGATTACCACTTATCCCAGTATTCATGCGGCTTTTCAGTGTGGTGCAATCTCAAAACATGCCCGAGGATTGCACCGGACTTGCACCAATTGCACCGGACTTGCACCATAGATTGCACCGGCATATTTACCTTATAAATCAATACTTTAAGTCAATTTAGGTGCAATGGTGCAATCTCTCAGGAAAATGCCCCACGTGCGGGCGAGAGGTTTAAAATCAAAGAAAAAATCTCTATTTTGGCCTTTTTTACTATTTTCCATTCAATGTCTCTGAGGATTGCACCTATCAATTTTTAGAGGATTGCACCGCTATCTGATGTGAGTATTCCTGAATTTCAAAAATCTCCGGCCAGATAGTATTTTGTAATAAGGTGCTTTTTGTGAATCCTCAATCAATGTCCACCCATTCTTCGATAATATCCCACGGTCGTTCTTCAGCCGGGCACCAAACACTGATGCCGTATGATAAGGGTTGGACTTACCCTTATTCCTTGCCAGCATATCGAACGCATTGACAATCTCAGCGCTCTGCGCGACAAATTCGATGGTTGACACCACAAACGTCTCCCCATCCTCTTGACGGGTCTGTGGCTGCGTTTTATACATCGTGATTCCATAATCATTATGCTGCATCACAAACACCGGATCGTCATATCCATCAACATGCTCTGTTTCATTCTTGTGTTTATTGGCCTGGAAATACTCACGGACCAGCAGGTCCAACAGCTGCAGGATATTGTTTGACCCAGTTTCAGTCTCCCTGGCAGTATTATTCTGCTCAGTGATCCACGCCTCATAGATATCCTTTTCACCATCTTCAATCCCATGCAGCAGATGATCAGCCTCATAGAACGGGATATATTTCAGCATCTTTGAATTAATCAACATCAGCAACGCCAGATAAGCATTGGTCCTGTCCTTCGCGTGGCCTTTGTACATCTTGTTCAGAATGGTCATGTAGTGCTTACGTTGGTCCAGGTTGGTCAGGATTTCTTTCTGGATGAAGCGGATCAGCGCCGACATAATCAGATCCCGCTTCTTTTTCAGATTCTCCAACACTTCGGCCTCGTAGAAACCATCATCACCGTGAACTCGCCGATCAAATGGAATTTCAAACGTTCTGGTGATCAATTCAGACAATGTGAATGGCTCGATCGCCGTAACACAAATCAGCGCCCGAGGGCTTTCATCCACCGTGCCCGTATCGGTTCCCCCCTTACGCTTCTCTTTTTGTCCCCTGGTTGCCGCCAGGAGCAAGAATTTTTGCATCCCCCTATGGAGATCCCTATTCTCAAGATTATCAATCACCAGCAGTGGATTTTGTGCCGCAGATGAAAACGCCGCTGCACCGGAAGGATCAGACAACTCATCAGTGCCAAAAAATATGGAGGATATAAACTTAGCCGCGGTGGATTTGCCACTTGAAGCATAGCCACCAAACTTCATCAAAAACTGATAGGGAGCCAGATCCGGACACAGACCACTGATAAGCCAGGACAAGACCAGATACTTTTGCTCCTTGGCAATTGCCATACTGTCAAATAACAACTCTTTTAATGCCGTCATCCCCTCCTGAATATCGACATCAGGTCGCCAATTCATCGGCGCGATCTTGGATGAGGATGACAACAACACATGATCGTCATTCATCCCGTTTTGGATCTCTTCAATCCGCTCCCGTGAGACCTTCAAAATGGTGTTATTTGCCCCATTCAGATTCAGATAGATCGTATCTTTCGACATGTCCGTGTGGATCCAGCGGCAGCGATCAATTCGCTTACCATTCAGATAAGCCGTATGTCGCAACGCGTCCCAGACCTGACTTCCAGGAGCCTGGCTGATAATCATTCGCGTCATTTTCAACATCAACGCATTGAATTTTGTGTTGGTATGGACTTCATAGGTTTGATTCTGATAGATCAGCCAGACTGTATCTTCAGCATCAAAATAGAACCGGCCATGGTGGGCAAAAAAACGGTAGATTGTTTCAGCCAGCAAGATAGGGTTGATATCGCGCGGATTCTCCGCCTCTTCCAGCTGAGTTTGCACCTGGCGCAACAAATCCTGACTAAAATCAAGCTGCTGCTCGATTGCCTTTTCCGTAAATCCCAGCAGGGACAACTTTTCCCGGTAGATATCCTGCTGAATCACCTGCTCACAGCCGATCAGCTGAAAAACCTTGTTGGTCTTCAGATGCAGCAGCTTTTCTTCCAGGTTAGATAATTGCTCCGCCTGCTTGATTTCCCAGGTAATATAATCAACCGACTCCAACTGAAGCCGCCGTACCTCTTTACGGCCATCCCCATCAAACCGCTTTAGATAACTATCTGGATCATCATCCGGTTGACCATAGACCATCACCCGGATATTGGTATTTTGCAGCCCCTGGCAAATTTTACGAACGTAGCCTGACCCGGCATTATCGTTATCCACCCACAGATAAAGCTTTTTCCCTTTGCATAGCTTTTGTAATGTTTTGATCTGCTCATGACTGATTTGACCAATCATGGCCATGACATAGCGAATTCCCGTGTTTAGCGTCTGGACTCGATCGTCTTCACCCTCAACCAGTAGAATTTCATCATAATTATCCAGCGCGTCTTGACCATAAAACTGCCAATTTTTGTCACGCTGAGAATTAGGCATCTGATATTTTAGTTTTTTGGACGGGTCTTTCTGGGTGAAATGCAGAATTTTACCGTGGGAAAAATGGGGATAGATACACAACCCGGCAGCAAAAAAATCGTTGATCACCTTTTGGCCATCGAGCTCCCGCTCTTTCGCCAGGCCGCTATCCAAAATCTGCGTATCGGTAAAATCACGACCGCGCAGATAGTCAACCAGGTGGCCGTCGCTATAGCCGATTTTTTCCCGATCCAGAATATCCAGCTGATGTCCACGGGTTTCGGTCAAATATTGCTTGCCGCCGTTTTCCAGCATGTGCCGGTGATAATAGTTGGCTGCCTCGATGCGGATCTTATCTTTCACCGAAAGTTTCGGTTCAGCCTTCTTTTTTTCCGGTAGATCAATCCCGGCGATTTCAGCCCCCAGTTTCAGCGCTCCAGCCCGATCGGTTCCGTGGAATTTTTCCAGAAAATTAAAAACATCCCCTTTGCCATCATCACCACACTGAAAGCATTTGAAATATTCGTCTTTAATGGAAAAGCAGTCATGGCCATTACAGAACGGGCAGGCAGGCAGATGAGTTCTCCCCATCACCTGACCGGTCGCTTGCTCGATGACCCGCTGAATATTCAGAGCTGATTTTACTGTGGCAAAGTCTGACATAATGATATTGATCACATTTCATAGAATTATTTTTGAGAAGTGGGTAAACCAAAAATGGTCACCCACTTCTTTTTTTGCCTATTTATGCACTTGCCTCAAAAAATCCCATCTGACCATTCTTTGTTTTTAAATCCTTTGCT